CAGGATCTGATAAAGCTGAATGTCAATTGATCCGATCTTCTCTGCAATCTTTGAAACACAAGCATAAACATATAAAGACTTTTCATAAGTTTCAAGATATTTCGTGTCAGCCCATTCTTTGCCGATCAATCTCGCTAAGCCTTCAATGGTGACATTCGCCTTTTGCCTGAAACCCTGAACGAATTTTGAAAAGATTGACATATTATTTTTATTATAGCACTTATTAAAAAGTAGTCACTCTCGGCACGGGCATCTTTCTCATCTGCCAAGCGATTGTCCTTGCAAACACAGTGTCATCATGTCTGTCAGAAGAATGAGAAGGACGATTGTCGCTGTTATAAAACATATTTTTTGCTTCTTCTTCGGCGTCCTTGTAGGTTTCAATCAGATCTTCTTTTCTGTATGCTTCTTCAAGATCTGTAATCATGATCGGCCTGTTTGCGGCTGTCGTGTTCCACTCGGAAAACACAACCCCCAACTCTCTCAACTTATTGACATGTGCCACACCAACGCCCTGCTTCTCTACCCCCAACATTATATCATACTCCTTGCAAATATTCGCCACCCTTTGATCAAAGATCTCAATCGGCTCGTCAGACTTCAACTGCAAGGCAACATGCGGCCTGACTGCCTCAACGCCTTTTTCAGGATCTGCTTCAATCTTCCTCGCATCAATAACCGCAAAACAATGGTTATCGCCGCCATGAATACCTTCTGCACAATCCAAGCCACCGTAATAACGAACCCCTTTCTGAAGCGGCTTTCTCATTGACTCTCTCAAAGTAATATCCCGAAACACCGGACGACCAGACTGCAAAAAACACGAAACATCATCTTCGGGATATTCCTGCTGAAACCACTGACCACGATCAAAGACTTTATACCTTCGCCATTTTATTTGACCTGCTGTCAAATCAACTTTCCATTCTTTCTTTGCTCTGAAAATCAGTTCTTTTTCTTCATCAGTCAAAACAAAATCCTTTTCAGGGATCAAAAACATTTCCTGAATGGCATCTGACAAACCCAAAATATCTTCATGCGTCATATTTTCAACAGAGTATTCGTTGTCAATGAACCAGGGAATAAATATCCCAGTGTAAGGCGTTTTGCCTGCTTTTGTCCTTTCCCAAAGATCTTTGAAATCGCCAGATCCGTTCGCAGTCGTTTCACAATTTATCTCGCCGTATTCTGCCGCTTCAGAAATGCCATTCAGGATCTTCATCATATCAGGATAAAAAGAAATCTCTGACAAGTGGGCTCTATCTATTGTGTCGCCTCTGCCGAACGCTCTCTGCCCGGCCGTGCCAATGTAATAATAAGATCCCCGTTTTGGAAAAGAAATCTCTGATTTGTTTTCAATAGCAACTACCGGCTTGATTGTCATGTGATCAATAAAAAACTTTACACGCCTAAACAATCTTTGCGTTGACTCTTTCTCATGTGAAATGACAACAGCGTTTGTCGGTTTTTCAATGCAGTCAAGTAATTGATCGCCGTCAATCCAAGTCGTCATGCCCTTCTGCCTTGGCTTCAAAATCAAGTTTTTCCTTCTTCGCAAACTTTGATAATAAAGCTGTGCAGAATTAGCTTTTAACCTGATTGTCTGCCCCCTTTTGTTCTTGATCCAAAGAAGGCTCTCCATTAACTGCACCCTGTTCAGGTTTTGCAACATTGTTTTCTTCTGCTAATTTTTCTTCAACTTTTTCATCTGGCTTTTCTTCTTTCTTAGCTTCGTCAAACAGATCTTCAAGCGTCCTCTGATCCTTAATAAAGTTTTCAATCTTCTGTCTGTATTTCGGGCTGACCCTTGAAAGATGAAACAGAACAGCTTTAAGGTTGCCCCCAACAATCTTTTGTTTCAGTTTATCCTCACTGTAATCAATAAGTTGTTCATTAACCTTTTCAACCGCTGTCTTAAAATCAGGATCATTTTCAATCCAGTCGTAATAAGTCGTCCTGCTCATTGAAGTCTTTTGACAAGCCGCTGTGATTATTCCCATTGACGCAGAAAAGGCTTCCAAAAAAGCTTTCTTATTCCGTGTCGTCCTTTCCTGTTCTTCTCGTTCAGCTTTTTTTTTGGCTTCCTCTTCTCTCTGCCGTATCAGTTCAGGATTTTCTATGCTATCAATGTTCAGTTTGTCGGTTTTTTTATCCATAGTTATGCTTATTTTATTTGAGCGGCTATCTGGGAATTGAACCCGATTGTTTGGTGTGGAACACCAACGCATCACCGTCAATGCTTTAGCCGCTTAAAACTCTTCTTCAAAATCGTCTATGCCAAGATCCTTTTCAAACTCGTCATCTTCTTCCTCTTCCGCTTGATCAGCCTCTCTCTCTGCCTCATGACATTCGCACTTGCAAGCAGGATCAAAACACAAATAGCAATTTTCATCAAGACATTCTTTTGTGATCATATTTTTTGCAATCGCCGCAAATTTCCTGATCTTTCTTTTTACTCCTTTTCTGTTTATGGCAGACCCTACACACAAACTTCTGCTTCTTGTTTGATGACATTCTTCGGACAAGGACTTGTTAATTTAACGACCTTTATTCTTGTTTGTTTATCCAATGGCATCAGATACTTCATTTTACCACAGCCTACAACTTTCTTTGCGTTCGGATCAAGCTTCTTTCTGATGAATTCAATTGAGCTTGTGTTATAAATACTGTTCAATGTTCTCCTGTGCCTTAATCTTCCCTTAACGATTATACCTCTGTCTTTGGCACAAATTTTCTCAAACAGCCAACCACCTGCCTGATAAATCTTTCCTTCGTGTCCACGATCAAGATCTGCATAGCTTATAACAAGCTTCAAGCCTGGGTTTGATTTTTTCAAAAGCTTCAAACTTATGGCGACAATTCTGCTAACTGGCGTTTCATGGCTTTGCATCGCAATCCTTGTCAATTCGCAGACTTCTTCCTGCTTCAATCCGTAAGGATCTGCAATGTGTCTGTTCGCCCCAAGAGAAAAGATCACTACCCCCTTGAACTTTCCACTTTCCCAAACTCCAAACTTGACTGACTTTGCTGACGGCATTGATTTTGAATAGTGCCAATGCTCAACTGCGAATTTCGCTGACTCAAATGTTGCAAATGATATTTTAAGATTTGCCGGCATCTTTTGGCTTCATGAATTTCTTTGACTTTGGAAACTGAACTGAAAATCTTTTCCTCCTTTTATTGACCATTTCCCTGATTTCCCGATGAAGAATGTTTTTCTTTTTCGTGTAATCACGAAACTGTTTTTTCTTTTTTATGGCTTTTTTTGTTTTCATAGTTCTCTAATAATTATATCATGAAACTAACTGTCAATCATTTCTTCTGGGGGATAAATTCAGCGCCGCATTCGGGGCATTTTACAGGATTTTTCTGATCAAGCCTCCCCTGATCTTCTGAAGATCCTTCGGGAAAGTTTTTTTCTGCGGCGAAAATATCATCAAGCTCTTTCTCTGAAAAACCGACATCTTGAAGCATTGATTTATCTATTTGTGCCAACAATTCAAGATCCCATTCACCGATATTCTTATTCAATCGCAAATTAAGTTCTTTTTCTTTCTCAAGTTCAGGAATGTTCAGAAAAACAACAGGCACTTCATCAATGCCGAGTTTCTTCGCAATCTTTAATCTTGCGTGGCCGCCAATGACAATGTTCTTTCTTTCCTTCGCCGAATTTACAATCAAGGGATCTACCAAACCAAACCGCCTAACGCTTTCCTCAACATCTTTCAAGACATCTTCTTCAAGCTTTCTCGGATTATAATCGGCAAACTTCAAAGAACTTGCTTTGACATATTCAATTTTAAGATCCGCAATCTGCATTTTATTTGATAAGTTTTTTCAACAGATTGATCGTTGTGTCAAGAGCCAAAATGACACGATCCCTTATCTGATAAACAATAATCTGCAAGGTGTTAATCCTCATTTCCTGATCGGCCTGTCTAATTTTCATTTGTTCAAACTGTAATTCAAACGGCAGAAAATCAGAAGCACCAAAGTTCGCAATCTGTTGCCTTGCCTCAATTAACTTAACTCTTTCTTCAAGAGATCTGTTCAACCTTTCCAATTCAACAACTCTGATTTCAAGAGCTTTCAATTCTGACTGTTTCACAAACCTATCATTCGGATCTTGAGAAACAACAGCAAAAACACTTGAAGCTGAAAGGACAAATAACAAAAGAGCAAACAAAATCTTTTTCATTTATTTTCTTCTTTATATTTAATGTTTATTTTTTCAATGCCAAAAGTAATGCAAAGCAGTTGCAAAGATTTGACCACCGCATTGACTGCGGCTACCTGCATTTTATCATTGACTGGCAAACCTTCACTGAATTTTATATCAACGACATTGTTTTTCACTTCTTCAATCGGCTTCATGAATTCTTGTGCTTGGATCTTCTCAAACTTCTGCGGCTGTTTCATCAATGCCAAAGCTTGAACAACCTGCTGTGCCAAAAACTTAAAATCATCTTCAGTCTTCCTGAATTTTTTGTCGCTTTCTTCTTTCTGAAGATCCTGCCTTTTGGCAATTTTGATAATCAGGTTTTTGTCTTTTTGAGTAAAGCCTGTTGTCATACTGGTTTCATAAATTCGTTAGGCCGTTTGGTGACAATAATATCACCTTGATTATATTGTCTGCCTTCAAATTCAATCGCTGTCGTGGCAAAGAACTTATCTCTGAATTCAAGCACTGTATTATGTCGTAATTTAACATCAATAAAATCAGTCAAACCCCACTTTGAAAAAAAGTATTCTTTATCTGACCTCCGACTTCTGAAAGTCAGATAACGGGGATCAATCCTACCTGTAAGCTTCGGCTTGTGAATGACAATCGGATCTGGCGAAAAGGCGACAGGAATTCCAAGCTTCTGCAACCCAATGAACCAATCTGAATGTTCGTAAGCAACTTTGATGTTCTGATCCCACCTTGCGTCTTTTATGTCTTCAGTTCTTGCAACAAAGAAATTGAAAGTCAAATGTGCTTCTTGATAGCGAAGCCCGGAAACTTCACAAACTTGAAGATCCTCTGGCTTCAAAGGGATCTGCTGAAGCAGTCCGTCTTTGATCAAAACTTTCGCCTGATAATCTCTAATCGTCCCGTCTTCCATGATCCTACCGCCAATCAACGAAAATTCTTTGTGCGTTTCAAGAAACTTAACCATTTTATCAACTTGCGAAGTTTCA